ACTGTTCCAAGACATCAGCAAGTCAGGTGCCACTGCCAGTGACGGTCTAGAAGGCATGTACGGCGACCTGCAAAAAATGGGAATCATGATGAATGAATTTCCAGAATACGGAAGCCTTATAAAACAAAACAGTGCAGATCTAGCATCGTTAGGCGGTACAGTGCGACAAGGAGCCAAGGCCTTGGCAGCGTCATCAGCACAGGTCAACAAGAATCGAGAGGAGTTGTTTCGTGCAGGTATGACTCAGGAAGACATAAACGATGCAACCATGAGTTATCTCAAACTGCAAACACAACTGGGCAGAAACACACAAGATGAAATTGGTGACTCAGAAAAGTTGGGCAAAAGTGCTCGAGCCTATATGGATGAACAAAACAAGCTGACCATGATCACTGGTCAGGATCGCAAATCACGTGAAGCTGCCAGAGCCGCGGCCATGAATGAAGAGCGATTCAGAGCCAAAATGCGTTCACTAGAACTGGCCGGCGATACCGAAGGGGTCAAGAGCATGACCATGTTTAACGACGTGGTATCAGGCCTGGCTCCTGAAGTGGCACAAGGTGCCAGAGACATGTTTGCTGGTAACCTCACCAGTGAAGCTGCGCAAAAGCTGCAACGTTCGGCTCCTGAAGCATTTGCCACACTGCAAAAACTGTTGGCCAAGACTATAGAGCCAGCTGAGGCTGCACAAACAATATTGAAACAGGTACAACAAACTGGAGATTCGGTTGGCACAGTGCTGGGACAGACAGGCAACTTCAATTCAAAGTTTGTGAGCATGAGTGAGTCAGCTGATCTGGCTGGCAAACTGCAAGTTGGTATTGTAGAAAAGTTTAAAACAGCTGATGAACAATATGGCAAACAAATAAATGAAGCCAGTAAAAACACTGCGGATCAGGCCAAGATCAATGAAGGCAATAGAAAATTAGCCCTGGGCATGCAAGATATAGTGAATTCTGTGCAACCTGAGTTGCAGGCTCCAAACGTGGTGTTGGGCAACGCAGCCGACGAGGTCGCTAAAGAATTGAAAAAACTTGCAACTTTCCTGAAAGATGTCAATCAGAAAGATTTTAACAAAAAAGTTGATAATTTAGTGAACAAGACCAAGGGCGATGCACGAAGTGTAAGCGGGAAACTTGAGAACGCCAAACCATCCACACAACAGCCTGCACCAGCACCATCCACACAACAGCCTGCACCAGCACCATCCACACAACAGTCTGCACCAAAACCAGCACCACCACGGCCAAGCACAACTGATGGAAGAAAATCACAAGGACCACTTGAGACTGCCAAACCACCCGCAACACAGTCTGCTACACCACCTGCCAACCGGGCTCAGCAGATGCAGAATATCCGCAACCTGATCCAACGTGCTGAGATCACGCCAGGAGCAGAAAATCCCTATGACATACAGCAAGGCGAAGGCAAAAAGGCCGCAGTAGAACTGACCAAAATGACAGTGGACCAAGTGTTGGCCTTGCAAGACCAACGCAGAAAAAAAGGACTGAAAAAAGGAGAAAGCACTGCTGTGGGTGCATATCAAATAGTACAAGGTACATTGAAAGAAAAAATTGCACAGCTAAAAATTCAAGGCGATGAGATGTTTGACAAGGATCTCCAGGATCGCCTGGCTGACTCTTTGATCAAACAAGCTGGCTATGAGGAATATGCTGCCAATCCCACGCCGGATGCCAAGAAAGCCTTTGTAAACCGCCTTAGTGGACTCTGGGCCGGCATTCCCAAAGATGCCGGCGGCCAAACTGGCCTGCCTCAGAATCAAAACAAAGCCACTATAGATTTTGAAAGTGCAATAAACAGTTTTGGTGATGGCGGTGTTGCGCTGAGAGATCAACTGGCTCGCATAGGCGAAAAAGGTCCAGAAGCCATTATTCCGTTGAAAAATGGCTCAGTACCAGTCACAATCAGTGCCGGTGGATTGCTGGGTTCGATGGCTCAGCCTGACATTGACCCAACCAAGATTGAAGCCATGGGCAAAAACATGAGCAACAATGTGGGAGCTGAAATACGAGCAGCATTGAATGATCTCAAGATCAGCCTGCAGGCCACTGCACAACCTCGAGATGATGTTAATCAACAAATCTTGGCCGAACTACAAGACATGACTCGCATGCAAAAAAATCTGGTGTCCAGTAACCAACGAATAGCACAAGCCGCTGTGAACTAACAATAAATAACACACTATGGCAGATAAAAATTCACAAGGCTGGAAAAAATACTTCAAAGTGGCAGACACTTCAGGAGTGATGAGTCCCATATCGGGTCGCAATCAACTGGGCTTGCCTGGATACGGACGCAACAATGACGGTGATAATTCAGCTGATTTTGTGTTTCGTAACTATGCGTCAAGACTGCCCGAAGTTTATTCTGGGCATCCCAACCGAGTGGAACGCTACAATCAGTATGAAAACATGGACATGGATTCAGAAATCAATGCATGTTTGGATATCATTGCTGAGTTCAGCACACAGATGAACGAACAAAATGGCACGCCATTTGACATTAATTGGGGAGACAAACCCACAGACAACGAAATTGACATTGTTAAAAAACAATTAAAACAATGGGTCAAACTCAACAAGTTGGATCAAAGAATTTTCAAATTATTCCGCAACACCATCAAGTATGGCGATCAAGTGTTTGTGCGTGATCCAGAAACATTTGAAATGATGTGGGTGGACATGAGGAAAGTTGCTCGGGTGATTGTGAACGAATCAGAAGGCAAGCGTCCTGAGCAGTATGTGATCCGTGACATCAACCCCAACTTTCAAAACATGACTGTGGCAGCCAAGACCACCACAGACTATATGACCAATCCTGTGACAGGCAGTATTAGTGGTAATGCCAACTACACCATGCCCAACGGCGGCACCGGCGGCGGCGTGGGCAACAGCAGATTTATGACTGCCATGAACGAAGTTTGCCTGGATGCCAAGCACGTGGTACACATCAGCCTGAACGAAGGCCTAGATGTGTTCTGGCCATTCGGACGATCAGTGCTGGAAATGATCTACAAAGTGTTCAAACAAAAAGAACTGTTGGAAGACGCTATCCTGATCTATCGCGTGAGCCGTGCTCCTGAGCGCAGAATCTTCAAAATTGACGTGGGCAACATGCCCAGCCATTTGGCTATGGCGTTTGTGGAACGTGTGAAAAATGAAATGCATCAGCGGCGAATCCCCACCCAGAGCGGTGGCGGCAACAACATGATGGATGCTAGTTACAATCCACTCAGTATCAACGAAGATTACTTTTTCCTGTCACAGCCGAAGGTCGCGGCAGCGATGTCAGCACACTAGAAGGCGGCAAGAATCTTGGTGAAATTGACGATTTAAAATACTTCAACAACAAAATGGCTCGTGGACTGCGTGTGCCCAGCAGTTACCTGCCCACTGGACCGGATGACTCATCTGCTGTGTTAAATGACGGCAAAGTGGGCACAGCATTGATTCAAGAGTATAGATTCAATCAGTACTGTGAGCGTTTGCAAAAGTTGATATCACAAAAATTAGACGACGAATTCAAGATGTTTTTGAAATGGCGTGGATTCAATCTTGACTCCAGCTTGTTTGATCTGACATTTAATGCACCTCAAAACTTTGCCAGCTATCGTCAAAGCGAGTTGGACAACACTCGTATCACAGCATTTACCAGCTTGGAACCGCTGCCTTACATGAGCAAGAGATTCATGCTGGAACGCTTCCTGGGCTTGACTGACGAAGAAATCAAACAAAATGAAGAGATGTGGCTGGAAGAACGTGATGAAGTTGATATGCAGTCCAACGCTGGACAGGACCTAAGATCTGTGGGCATCACACCATCAGCACTGGAAAGCGACATTGAAACAGGTGAAGCCATGGCTGCTATGGGACCTAACGGTGCTGCTATGCCAGCACCCGGCATGGCTCCGCCAGCAGCAGGAGCAGCGCCTCCTGCCCCGGCTGTATAAATACTGTTATGATTCTCAATGAAATTTACGAAAAAGCACCAGCTGCCTATCAAGACCTGTCACAAGACAACAGTCAGACTACTGCCAGCGATCTTCGTAAAACACGTCTCACATTAAGACAACTCAACAAATTGAGAAAAATGAATGATGTACGAGCATATGAGTACAAGGAAAAACTCAAACTGGTACGCAAACAATACGCACCAGCACCAGTAGCACCACCAGCATAAACTTTTTGTCATAAAGTTTACATTTATTGGTGTTTTTCACTCCTTAAACAGCTAGTTTTTAGGCATTGTTGTAAATAACAGCACACTTTACCTATAGGAGTTTTCCATATGAACAAATTTGAACAATTGATCGAATACGTGATCAATGATGAAGAAGCCAAAGCAAAAGAACTTTTCCACCAAATCGTGGTGGAAAAGAGTCGTGCAATCTATGAAGACCTCATGGACGAAGAACTCGACGAAGACAATGCCATGGGCGAAGAGCCCACTGAAATTGACACTGACATGAGCGAAGACATTGGTGGAAGCCAAGCCCAAGACATGATCGATGATGTTGAAGCAGAAGAGCAAGGCATGGCAGAAGATGACAGCGATGTTGAGTTTGATGACGAGGCTGAACAAGCCGGCAAAGACATGACACACGACATCGAAGACGAACATGACGACGGTGAACTTGAAAACCGCGTGGTTGATTTGGAAGACAAATTAGACGAACTCATGGCAGAATTTGAAGCCATGATGGACGGCGGTGATGCTGGTGGCGACATGGGCGACACACCTGACATGACAGACATCGAAGTGCAAGACGACGAGTTTGAAACTGAAGGTGCTTTGATGCCAATGGAAGAAGCCATCAACCTCAAGCAAGTACACCCTAAAGTTACTACACAGGAAGCACCTGGTACAGACACCAAGTCAACTGTTGCTGCCAACTCCGGCGCACGTGGCGCAATGGCACAACCAGTTAAAATGACTGGCGATACTGCACAAGGTCGTCCTGCTCCAACTACCAAAGACTTGATCGGCAAAGTAGGTAACTCACCTGCTCAAGGCGTACAAAGTCCTAAGGCAGCACCAAAACCAGTGACATCACAAGCCTCGGGTGTAAACACACGTACACCGTTTCCAAAGGCCTAATCTGTCATGAGATACTTACAAGAGCATTTGAACTTTAATCAGGCCAAGATTCGCGTCTTGGTCGAGGATGCTCCTGACGGCAAAGGCCCTTTCAACGGCAAGAACTTGTACATGGAAGGTATCTGTATCGAAGGCGGAGTAAAGAACGCTAACGAACGTGTATACCCTGTGCATGAAATTGCCAAGGCTGTGGACACTATCAACAAACAAGTGGTAGAAGGTTACAGCGTGATGGGCGAAGTCGATCACCCAGAAGATCTCAAAATCAACTTGGATCGCGTGAGTCATACCATTGACAAAATGTGGATGGATGGCCCTTGCGGTTATGGTAAGTTGAGAATTATTCCAACGCCAATGGGACAACTGGTCAAGACCATGTTGGACTCAGGTGTCAAACTCGGAGTTTCGAGCCGTGGTTCCGGTAACGTGAACGACGGCAACGGACATGTCAGTGACTTTGAAATTGTCACTGTCGATGTTGTTGCTCAACCCAGC